TGATGTTTGTTGCTAAAGGCAGTAAAAGCCAAACCTTTGAGGGTAAAAACTTTAGCATTAAGGCGTTGTCAGCATCGGCGTTATTGCAAGGGTTGTATGCGGGTAAAATAAGTTTTACTAATAGCTCTAATACTACCCCAGCGAGTTTAATTAATGACTTGATCACCAGTTATGGTTTTACGTCGGTGTGGGACTTAACGCCCAGTTGGACCCTAGCGCCAAACCAATTTAGTGTGCAAAACAAAAGCCCAATTGACGCCGTGGCTACCGTGGCCAATAGCATTGGCGCTATCATTGAACCTGACTTACTGACCAAAACCATTACCATTAAACCCTGGTGTGAAAATAACCCTTGGCAATGGGACAACTTAACCGGCTTGCCCGAGGTTGACGCGAACTTGTCGTATCAAGTCAGCGAAGATTATTCACCGCAAGCCCAGGCAAATGCCATTTATGTCACCGGACAAGAAAACGGCGTAGCCACAAAATGTGTGATCAATGGCACGGCGGGTGATGTGCTATTGCCCAGTGTGTCAGACCCGTTAATTACCGATACGATTGCCGCCGGTGAACGCGGCCGCATTGAGTTGTCAAAATCGGGCCATAAAGAAAACGTGCCTCTGACCAGTTTTATTGACGAAAACGAAACTTTGTTAATGCCAGGGAACATGATCACGATTAATAACACGCAAGCCCAACCGTGGAATGGCATGGTAACTGAAACTAGTATTAGTGTTAGTAATCAAGGGGTTGAGGTTTATCAAACTTTGAGTGTATTACGCCACTATAGCTAACAGACCCGCTAGCAGGGTATTAGGGTAAAAAGTATGACCAATTTATTTAACAAATTTCAAGCCCTGGTGGGTTCAAGTATTACCGAGTTGGTGAATATAACCGCCAATAATGGCAACGGCACCAGTAGTGCCACTACTTTAAGTGGCGTTAGTATTGTGGTGCGCGGCGAAAGCGTTAACGCGGGTAATCGCGCGATTGTGCAAAGCGGCAGCGTGATGGGCCCAGGCCCAAGCGGGGCGATAACCGAACTGCAAATCTAATCACTTAGGCGCAACGTTAGTTTGTTTAATGCGTATAACTTTCATTGATAAACCAAGGGGTTATCATGCAACGCAGCATTCAACGCAATATGCAAATTAACGGCTGGCATTTTGAAGTAGTACAAGTACGGGCGCGAAAAACTCCCAGTTATGGCCAACCTTATACTTGTACCGCGACGTTAAATTTTATTGATAATACTTGTTATATCGACGGCATGTTAGCCAAAGATGGTAATAATTTTAATAAAACTGACGGACTAACCTTTATTGAATTTGGCAGTGTTATGGACGTAGACAGTATTGAATACACCCGGTACCACTATGACCAGAAACAAGAACATAAACGCAAGGTGAGTATAAAAATATGATCTACTTAAACGCGCTAAGAACGCTATGTTGTTATGTTGTTTTAGGCTTTTTGCTAGCGCTACCGGCCTTACCGCTATTGCCCTTTATTGGTAAAAGCGCTTGGGCGCTTAATGTCTGGATCAGCATAGATATTACTATTTGCAGTTGTGCGCATGGCACCCGCTATCGCAGTATTAGCGGTTGGGTAGGCCAGTATATGTACAGTAAAAGGCGTTATAAAGTGGTCGCGAAAGTGATCGATGTTATTTTTGAGCAATTAAACGGTGAAATTAATCACTGTTTTAATACTTATTTGTATGAAGTTAAGAAAGGATTTTTGTAATGGGGTTTTTGGTAAGCGTAAAAAAAATTAACGTTTATAACCGCTAAAACATAAAACCTAAAAAGGGTAAGTTAATGATAACAATTAAAACAGAATCGCCAATAAACAATGGGCTTGTTCGTCGCAGATACCAAGTAACATTGAAAGATATGCTGGGCATTGAGCATACAGACGTTTTGGGGATGTTTACTCATGCACTAGAAAATGACGGCTCTGAGGTTGAAGCAGCGCTACTGTTATCAAAAAAACAGCAAGAAATAGAATTATACAAAAGCGATGTAATAAATGGTACAAATCCATTTGTTGATTATGAGTTTATATGGAATGAAAAAGCGGTGCTGTTAAAAGCCGTTTTAGATGATGCGCTATCACTTCCTGCAATAGAGCCGATTGTGTACCGTGGGTTGCCTTACTTGGCGCTTGTTACTGATGCTGAATTAATGTTTTTATACAGTAAAAACCAAGTGTGGGTTGATAATTTACGACAAAAAGTTGTCGAACTATTAACGGCTAAATCAATATTAGATAACTACGAGGCGGTGCTGTAATGGCTAATTATTTTTATGTTAAAAGCGGTTATGGGACTAACGTTGGTGCAACGCCATTTACTAGTAAGCAAACAGGCGCGTTTAGTGGTTTAGCTGCTACTAGTTGCTATGACTCACTGCTTGACTTGTCTGGTGTCGCAGTCGGTGATTTTATTCTTGTATCTCATGTACATAATAAAGTTTATGCAACGGAAACAAGTTTCAATGTTGCTGGTGGTTACGGGTTAATTGCTGTTTATTCTGTTGATGATTCCAATTGTGAGTCGTACAAAAAAGGCGCACACGAAGAGGTGACAACAGGCGATTTTTATGTGAACGGTGAAACTCTACGTCAGCACTACACAATCACAGGGATTTCATTTAAAGCGTTGGCTGGTAACCTACACATTGACTGTTATCACACTTTATCAAACTTAGAAGATTGCACGCTTTATGCGAGTGGACACCTTAATCTTTCATCGAAAAGTAAGAAGGGTTATATTAAAAATTGTGTGATTACATGCGCTTACATAAGCGCTTTTGATGCTAATTTTGAATATGTTGGGGGAAGTATCTCAGTTACCAACTTCCTATCTTCCTGCAATGGCGGAGCAAGACACAGCAATGTTGACTTTAGAGGTTCGTCACCAACCGCTTATCTGGTTGGTGATAGTGGTATTCGTTCAGCGTATCGTCAGGAATTTAATCAGTGTATGCTGCCGACAAATTATCGAGTTAGAGAACCAAGCACATATTCTTATTTGTATGATGTTGTATTGAACGGATGCGATGAGTATTTTTCTTTTGCACGATACAACCGTTATAGTGAAATAAAATCAACAACTAACTTATATCTAAATTATAAATATGATGACGTTAATTCCCTGTCTGTCTTAGTAAGTTCTTTGTCTTTGGTAAATAATTCTTTATCCGTGTCTTACAAGCTTTGTGAAATTCCCGCACAAGACTTATCAGCAACAGATAAAACGTACCGTGTTAATTTATTGCTTGATGCAGATACAGTAGCAAAATTGAGTGATTCTGACTTTTGGATCGAAGTTTCACACAGTAACAATACAGACTTAGCATTAGGTAATATTGTATCAAGTAGAAATACTGATATTCTTGCTATTGGTACTGAGTTAACAGCAAGCACTGAGACATGGCTAGGCACGTTACCCACAAACACCAAGGCTTATCAAGTAGATATAACCCTGAGTGCGGCAAGTTTGACCAATGTTACTAATGGCAATGTTATTGTTTATGCAAACCTAGCAACGCCAAACACTGACGTTTACGTTTGCCCAGCTATTCAGATAGGCACGTAACATGGCTATATTTACTACGCCAACAACACTAAGGTTAACGTCAGGTGGTGTGCTTAACCTTGACTTCATAGCGGTTGATAACACTTTTAGTTTAACGGCTGGTGGGGTGGTCGGTAATGGTAAAAGTTTTACGGTTGGTGGTGGTGGCTCAACGTCGTTAACCAAATTATTCACGGCACAATTTGACTTTATTGAGCGAAAAAGTAAAAGCTTCACCGGTTCGGTCGCGTTATTAGCCCAGGTAAATAAAAGTTACCAGGCGCTTATTGATTTTTTATCTACCAACCAGGTCAATAAAGCCTTTAGCTTTGAAGTTGATTTATTGCAACAGCAACAAACCCAAATGCAATTAGTGGCTGATTTACTCAGTCGAGATAGTAGTGCTTTTAGTGGTGAATTAGACTTGCTGGAAAGTTTCACTAAAAGCCATAATAGTCTATTTGATTTACTCAACCGTGAAAGTAAAAGCTTTACTGGCGCGCTAGCCTTGTTACAGCGGGAAAATAAAAGCTATCAAGGCTTGATCAACTTTTTATCCACTAACCAGGTCAATAAAGCCTTTAGTTTTCAGTTTGATTTATTGGCCCACAAAGTGTTAACGCATTCGGGCATTGTTAACTTTTTAGGCCATGAACAGCTTAACTTTAGCGCTGTGCTTAGCTTACTCAACCGACAAAGTAAAAGCTTTAGCGGTGAACTAGACTTTTACCAACAGGTCAATAAAAGCTTTAGTTACTCAGTTGATATGTTGGCCACCGGCAGGGCGTCAAAGTCATATAGTTTTGAACTTGACTTATTTAGCCGTTTAACAAAA